CCCTGCGGGCCCTCCACTCTCGGTTTAGTAACCGACTTGCCGGGTATTCGCTACCCGGCTATCCATCTGCGTGTGTACGACACATGCGCAGCCATGCCCTCATCCGCTGGGCGTTTCGACAGCTTTAATGCTGCTTTGCGAAACATACTGCCCCAGCAGTCTAGAGGCACCGTGAGGTGCTCTCCGGACTCATAAGGTACGCGTATTTCAAGACGACAATATTCGTTCTCTTCCGAGAGCGGTCGTTTCGAGCGTACCCTAAGGTTGGATGGGATTGATGTAACAGGTGCGACCAACGCAAGAGCTCCTCCGAAGAGGGCCTCGCATCGACCGTCCTTAACCTTAAATCTTGATGATTTAAGGATAGGACCATACCATTCGTCATAGAGACGATGGATGCCAAGTACATCTACTCCATCCCCGTACATACAAACCAGATTGTTAATCAAGTCTGCGGTACGGAAGCGGCTTGGGATATCATCGTCAGGTAGGTGTTTCCACCTTACTGGCACGACGCGGATTCCTTTCCAGAAATCCCCGCCGCACGACTCCCGGAAGGGAATGTCGCTAGCCATAAACGACTTGGCCTTGTTGATAATTAAACCAGCAAGTTCAAGTGCCTGAGTTACGTCCGCGGCGCAAGCCGTAGGACAGATGATATCATCGCCATAGACCGACACTGATGGGGGCCCTGATAAAGGCGTCCTCGTCAGTCTATGTGGTGATGTGCGGTCATTAGGGAAGTAATGATTTACTATCCCACCGCACGCGGCCGAAGTAATGGCCCATAAACAAATCGACATCACAGGGAAACAGCAAGCTGATCCCATAGGTGCGAATTTGCCGAGATCCAGTAATTGCCCTTGGTAGGGGGTTCCTGGAATCACGGGAAGCATTGTCGCCTCCGATCTGCATGCAGATAGGGCAGCGACCCAACCATCAGGAAACAGGTATTGCACCATTTCCAGCGACAGTTGGTCACTTGCTTCTTTCAGGTCGAGCGTGGCGTACAGAGAAGGATCGAGTGATCCCTCCCTTGCCATTTCTCGATTTCGGGACTGGTCTAACCAATTGACCTGTCCCGCCACTAGTGTGTTGCCCTGTACGGCACCCAGCATAGCCTTGTCAAGGCCTTTCTGGAATACCATAAACTCCCTGGGTTCCTCAGATATTACTCTGGGGCCCCGCGAGTCTTTAGGAACAAGCACAACCTTGGCACAAGGATCGGCATCCTCCGAATCTAAGAACGTCACCAAGTCATCGGTGAAGTGCGTTAGATTATAATGGAGGTACGACTCATACGGATACACGGCGTGAAGCCGAGGAATGTATCTATGCGAGTTGTAGCGTTCGTGAGGGACAACCCCACAA